ATTTGGTCAAAGAAATAGCGGGCATTGCCCGCTATTTCTTATTTTCTTATCGAGTGCCGTTGGGCAATGGATCGCCTGTATTTAGAAGTCGTATTGGTATGTAGATAAATTCGATTGCCTTTTCGGGCTTGATTGCCACGTCAATCCACAGTTGATTTGCATCAATGCGGTCTGGTGTGTTATTGGTTTCATCGCAAACCACTGCAAAGTCGTAAATGGCACGCAATCCCACAAGGTTGTTGAAGAAACCGTTGAAGGTCGTGAGCACTGCGTCACGGGTTTGCTTGTCGTTTGGCTCAAACAAGAATGCCTTGGCCACATTGTCCAGCTGATACTTGAGGTAGTTGACCAAACGGGCAACATTGACGCGGTCCAGTGCGCTTGCAGTGGGGCTCAAGGTTTTTTGTCCGTAAATCACCAAGCCTCTGTTGGGTATGTAGGCAATGGGGTTGATGCTGTTGGTATACAATGCATCACGCTGACCTTGGTTCAATGTCAACGCCTTGTATTCACCAATGCTGTTAAGGTAACCCACACTATTGACACCAGTGACCAAACCGCGGTTAAATCCAGCTGGTGCAAACCAGGGATAAGCCACTTGGTCGTTAAATGCAATGGTGCGCAGTGCCATCATGCTGGGTGGAACAAACACATAGCTGCCATCCAAGTTGGTGCTCAATGCCCAAGGATACCAAACACCAGTGTAATCATCATGTGTGACCAAACCAGAGTCGCCGTTGTCATATGCATTGGCAGCATTGGTTGCCCAGTTAACGATTGCGGTGCCAGTTGGCATCAAGTGAGCAGGAGTATCACCCACAACAAATGCAATCTGCTTTTTGTCTGTGTTCAAGGTGACCATTTCGTCAATGCATTCGGGATAACCGGGAGTGGCGATCAAATTGAAGTATGTTGCTTCAGCACGAGCTTCATCACTTGCTTGCAAAGCACCTTGCAGTGCATCTACAATCATGATGCGCTGCGCTGCATGACCCATGTATGGAGTAAAATCACCAGGGTTGTTGCCGCTTGCTGTGACCCAAGTGCCTTGTCCTGCGCCAAAATAGTTGGCACTCCATTTCTTGACGTTGTTTGTGCTATAACGTGTATTGAATAGCAACATTCCTGCAGGATACAGTTCTGCATCTGGAGCATCGCTATCTACGTAATCGCTAGCTGCCAATACGTCTGTTGTTGTGCTGTAGTTTGGTGCTCCTGCATTACTGCGGGCATCTGCAAAAATAATACCGGCTGATGTAACATGGTCAGTGTTGTCAATCTGAACCCAAGATTTGCTGCCAGCAATATAGCGGCTAATGACAGGGTAAGTTGTTGCAGATGAATCCAACCACAAATCATAATCAACCAATGAATTTCCAGTGCTTTGAGCGATGGGCGCGCTGCCACTTATAATAATACCGTTTGGATCAGTTCCGGGATATACGTTCTTGTGACCCTTCCATTGTTGACCAGTTCCCACCATGACATCTGCCAACAAGCTGGTGTTATACCACAATGTGCCATCTGCGGGTGCGCCTTGTGGAGCACTGGTGCTGGGAGCATAGTTCCAAGTTTGATCCATCTGTGTTCCTGCGCTGGACCAAGCCGATCCATCCCAACGGAGCAGTTCCATGGTGAGTTCTGTGGGGATTGAGTTGTCCGATGACACACTTGCACCGTCCAGGTTGTAGCACATAAACACGCTGCCTGTGTTTTTACGGGCACCAAAGCTCAAGTTGGCAGTGTTGATGTCTCGGAACCAGGGTATGGTTCCTGTGTTGGGCACAGTGTTTTGTGTGACCCAAGTTCCGTTCACATATTGTTTCACTTGTGTGCTGACACCGCGGTTTTGGCTGGTGGTGTTTACCCAAATGCTGTTTGCTGCCAATTCTGTGGGCAGGCTGGGCAGTGTGAATGCAGGGTTAGCACTTGCATTGTAATAATCTTTGAAGAATGCGGTGCGTCCATATTTGTAACCCACATCAATGCCTGCATGAGCAAGAGGAGTTCCCACCACTTCCTGCAACTTGATATATGTTCCTGCACGGCTCAGTGTGAGGTAGTTGCTGGGTGCTGTGGCAATAGCTGCGCCAACTGCTGTGTTGATTTGTGCTACCACGTTACCAATCGTGTTATTAGGGCCTGCCTGCACAGTAATGGTCTGTGGACCACCGCCAATGTCCACAGTGAACACATCACCAGCGGTAAATGTGGCTACTGCGTTGGTTCCAGCAACACTTCCAAAGTAAGTCTGGCTTGTGTCAATTCCCACTGTGGTCCAGATGCCATTGATGTTGCCCACGGTGTTGTAGCTGCCTTGGAACTTCATGCTTGTTCCATCATAGTTTGTGATACGCAACTGGCTGTTGACACCACTCGTGTAAACGTCGGCATTGGCATTGATATTCAGTGCTGTGAATTGAGCGTTGATGTTGGCAACGAAACTTGCCAACGTGGTATCAGTCGGGCCCACGCTGATGTCTGTGCCATTTATGGTGATTGTTGCTGCATGCGCACTGGTGTTCATTACAGGAGTGCTGGTTCCGCCGCCGGCTACCACAGTTGGTTCTGAACTCAACCAGTTCCAACCAGCAAACACGTTGCTGGTGTGCGTTCCTTCGGTCAATGTGGTGGAAGCTGTTGTTCCCACTGCGAACCACCAGTTCTTAGTGGTATTTCCACCAACTGGATCAACTGTGACAACACTTACTTTTTCCCAAATGCGATTCTTACGTGTGCCATCGGGGCTGATGCTGACAGTGTCCACAGCCAAATCCCCAACTGCTCCCATACTGCTAACTGGCACAGCAACATTCAATGCGTTGATGGGCAATCCCAACTCTGTCATAAGATTGGTGTCTGTGTTGTTGCTCAAATCAATGGCTGTGTTTATGTCGCTTCCCACAAGTCTCAAGTTATATACCGGAACAACTTGGTTGTCGTTACCGCCCATTGTTTCATTGTGGCTGAATACCTGTGCTGTGATGCCCATCAGTTGCAATGAAAGGTTGCTATTAACTGCATTTGAAATGTCTGTCAGGGTCATTGTGGCATCAAGGCTGATGTCTACGCCGTTGATGTTAAGTGTGCTTGTACCCACGATACCATTTGCGCTGCCGCTTGTGATCTTGGGACTTGTTTGTCCTTGCACAACATTTTCCATGAGGGCTGAATCTGTAATAACCATGGGCGCCACTGCTGCCCAGGCAAAGGCCGGGTTTTGGTTACCGTTGCTTACAAAGGTCCCCCAAGTGCTTTGGCTGGTATCCAGCCAATAACTGCCGTTTGTGGGAGTTCCGGTTGGTGCTGTGCTGCTGGGTTCCAACTGTGCCAGATCAATATCTGCACGGATAACATATGCATTGTTGGCAATACCCAGGAACTCATACAAGCTAAACAATCCCACTTCGTTAAGTTCGTTGTCGTATTGTGGGGTTCCACCCACGCTGTAGAACTTGGGTGCACCATACATCTGCAGGACGTCACGCTGACTGGTGACCAACTGAAGTTGACCAGCAGTTGCTTTGGTTGTGTTTTGTGCCACGCTGCTGGTACCAGGTTGCAGCTTGTCTTGTGCTGTGGCGATGACAATAAGCGGAACTGTGCCAGTTGGAGCGGCTGTGTAGAAGCTCTCGTTAGTAACTGTTACTGAAACGCCAGGGGAGACTAAATCGGACATTATGACCTCACTGTAAATGAATGCCTGTTATTTATTGGTGGTGTTGCAAAACCCCTGGGTTCGTGACATTTAAAGGTTCGCATTGGTTGATTTTCTCTTGTGATTTCAGCTAAGTTTGAATTGACAGGAGCACAATATGAAAAAAATCGTTGGGGTATTGGGTTGGATCGGTAGCGGAAAAGGCACTGTGGGGGATTACCTCGTTAATCATCATGATTTTGCTGCCATGAGCTTTGCAGGCAACTTGAAAGACGCCACTGCTGCCATTTTTGGTTGGCCTCGCAACATGCTAGAGGGGGACACTGCGGCCAGTCGTGATTGGCGTGAGCAACGTGATGATTTCTGGAGTGATCGCATGCAACGAGAGGTAACTCCTCGCTGGGTTTTGCAACACTTAGGAACCGACGTGCTGCGTCGTCAATTCTTCGACGACATCTGGATGGCAGGTCTGGAACGGAAAATTCTGCAATCAACAGGGCCTGTTGTGATAACAGATGTGCGCTTTCCTAATGAAGTCAAACTGCTTGGCGACATGGGGGCCAAGTTCATCTGGGTGAGAAGAAATCCTGAACCCAAATGGGCTGAGCAGGCTATACAAAATCCTGCCACAATGAGCGTTCGCAGTGATGTTCATCCCAGCGAATACGAGTGGGTGGGTGTTAGAGATTATCAAATGATCTGGAACGACAACACACTGGAAGATCTATACAGCAAAGTAGAGAAAGTGCTTGCATCCTAAGGATGCAAGCTGAACTCAGCAAACATATCACGAAATTCAGGATTGTCACGGTCTCCCAAGAACCAAGCCACTGTGGTTTCAGGGCGCACCATTAGCACCTTACCGTTGTCCAGCTCGCCAACAATCTTTGTAGTCTCAGTCTTAGGGATAAGCCCAGCAATCTCCGTGTCAACTGCAAATGGATAGCTGGGATCGATTACAGAGCCGCAGAGTAGGTAATCTGGTTGGCCCAACATAGTTGCCATGGGTTGAGCGGCGCAGATCTGGTCGTATGTGGCACCGAGCACGATAGTGGTGTTGAATCCGTTGGCACCTTGTTTGGCGCCTTCCCTCATATAGGCAATAACCATTGGGTTTGTACTGTATTTGTTCATCATCTGCACACCGGCGTGGTGTACTTGTGCCATGGCTTTTCCAGGATTCATACTGGGTAGGTCGTTGCGGACCAAAATATATGCGACTAAATCTGGCATTGCAGGTTCCTTGTGATAATATCACTAAGATAACACAGCGACGCGTCATGTCAAGAGTTATGTTGGTAAATAATATCCAATGATATCAACCGATTATTACACCCAGAGGCATTGAATTGTCCTCGTATAGACGCAGTTGTTGCTCCAGCTTTTCCATACTCTCTTTGGCATCTGCTTTAAGTGCTGCACCGTTCAACGTGGTTCCGCCCTGAGGTCCT